CAGAGGTCAAGTAGACACTCTCAATCTGGGACATAGTTATAGTTTGATCCGTATTGGGAATAACCATAAAACCTTGTAAAAGTTCACCATAGGTACTATGTAAAAAAGATATAAAATCTTGAATATCCTGTCGAGCTTTAAGATTTGCCCAACACTCTATACGCAACGCATAAGCACGTAATAGAGCCCATCGTAAATCAGGACTTTTACATCCATGAATAAACGAACCCAGAACTTTTCCATACTCCGGTGATGGTAAATAAATTCCACCTTCATCCAATTTAACCCATCTCTGGGAAAGAAAAGAAACATCATCAATTGAAACATACATAGTATGCTCATAATTCATGGTCATTCCAATTTTCTTAAATTCGGTACAAACCGAATTCATATTAAACCATCCAGTAATAGCAGGATTGACTCCATGCGTATTATCATCTCCAGTCAGGAGCATCAAAAGATTTTGGTTCATATAATCATAGGATAAAGTTTCAGTTTCATACTTTTGCTGTAATAAACGAGCATTAGCGCGCTGTTGAGAATCAACAGGGCTGGTCAAATAAATTGCTTGTAAAGTATCATTTGCCAATTGAATATCTGAATGGTAATTACCATAACATTTCGCGAAAACATAAGTCCAAACGCGAAATAAATTTATAGTGTTGTCAACTAAAGTGTTGCCAAATCCACTACACACACCAAACTGCTTAAAATAAACATTACCATCAATAGCATGCATAAAAGACATGATTGTAGTAAGAAAATAGTTACTAAAACGTAACCAATTATCAGGCGTTCGATCATCGAGGTGTAAACACTCCCATCGAAACATCATTTGTTCAACTTGTAGTAAAAACCACTGAACGGTATCCATTCCAGACACATCCGTTGACGCCATAGTCATTTTATAACGTTTGACCATTTCAAAAAATAATTGAAACCCACCATAAAATTTAGACCTACCTACTACAGAAGAAAACTTCGTAGAATTCATATAGAATTTATTATTCATATGAAGAGAAAAACGATTACTAGCTACCACACTAGCAGTTTCGTCGGCGGTAAAAACACGCACCTTATTTAACTTAAGTTTCTCAGTTGGCCTAACCTCGTATTT